GGCAAGATGTTTTAGCCTTGCTTTCGCAGTTTTCTTTTTCGGATCTTCACTAAGCTTATCGCTTTGGTCCTTGCCGCTACTGGTCGATGGATTTTCATAAACATCGCCGCCTGGTCTCTTCTTTTCACCAAGCTTCATCAGGACATCGTTTGGACTGTAAACGGTATGCTGAATCAGTTTGCAATAAGCTGTGATCAACGTTTCGTAATCAGCTCGCAACAAAATGGATGTGTCCCAGTGAAAGCTGAAACCTCGCTTTAGTTCGCTCTTGCTCAATAGCTTGACGTTTAGTTCTTCCGTCCAGCGAACAAGCCATGTCATTAAGCAGTTGGTAAGGTAAGCAAGATTCTTCTGTTCTTGGGTGTTGTACCCCTCTGTTTTCTCACCACCTAGTATCGATTCAAGCAAGAACCAAAGAGCCGCTTCTTCGCGTTGGAACCGTCGAGCTTGAATAAACTCGGCATCTTTGTTGCTCATCACTGGAGCAGCTAGCTTGATTCCGTTTTTCAATAAAAGTGGCTTGCCGGCATTGTCTGGACCAGCTTGTCTAGCCGAAATGTTTTTGTAAAAATCTTCAGCTTCCTTGTCGCTTCGAAATGCTCCATTTGGTGCTTCGAGCGTGATGCCACCGCTAAAACCGAATCGCATTTGCGAGTTGGCTCGAAGATCGCTTGCACGACCTGTATTCCAGCTCAAGCCGGCCATTTCGCATAATGAAAGCCCTTCAATGCCGTTGTAACCGAATCCTGGTATATGAATGACTTCACTATCTTCTAGGACAACGATGTCATGCTTGTTCACTTGTTGAAAAATCATCAACCTATCATGGATTCCTTCCGGTTTTGTGACGTGGTATTTTTTTCCGTTCATTAAAAAGCTTGCAGTGCGATCGGGCTGAAGAATGATGAATTCATAACCGTCCGTTGTGTCGATATAACATCGACCATTTCCCCAAAGCAAAGCGTGTCCCTGTACTGTGCTTTTGAGATAGCTTGGCGTTAAATAAGCCCCTGATTTATGGAAAACCGCAAAGTCTCTTTCATCATCGGATCTCGCTGTAAAACCATCATCCGTTTCTTGCTTTAAGCGGAGTGGCATGATCGAAACGTTTCCGCAAATGCGGTTCAGTGCATGCCAAACAGGTGCATGCTTGAGCGCATTGTGGGCGCTGATCACTTTGTCGCCATCTTCGTGCTTGTCACCCATGACAAGAGAGATTAGCCACTGAAGAGGATTGACGATTCCGCTAATGCCGGCGATTTCTGCCATAGATAGACCTACCCAATGAATAATGTTTTTTGCCGTGGTGGTTGCAGTTTCGCCAAACGAAACGCCATCAAGCACGAAACGATAGGGTCGATCTTGTCGCTCGATGTCTTTTTACAAGGCATCCAGCGGTCTTCGCCATCCTTCTTGATCGACAGATTGTCCACTGCCCATGCTAGCACTTCGTCTCCGTTGTGTCGAATCTTGTCCTTGTGGAGCAGATCAACGAAGTCTTGCAGTGGCTCATTGTACATTATGTAGTTCTGCCGAAACTCCACAACAGGGAAACCGGACTTCTGAAAATTCTCGATGGTTCCAAGGCAGTTATGAGGGTCAAAAGCAACTTTATCCAATGTTTCCGCAAAACTCTGGTCTAAGATGCATTTTTCGATGTCAGACACAACGAATTCGCTTTTGATAATCTTTCCATCGTAAAGCCAAACCGCCCAAGGCATTTCATTGATCTTTCGCTTTGTGTCGACCGATATGAAAGCTTTTTGCCAAACTTCGTAATGGTAAACATATTCTGTCTCGCCGGTTTCTGGGTTCACTTTCTCTTCGTCAACGAATCGAGCAACAAATCCAGCTGATCCCAAGTCGTCTCGACCACCAATATCTCCAGCGCCGCAAATGCAATCAGCTTGTTCAAGTGGCGTAAATGGCTTGTGTGCCGACTTCCATTGTTCCGCTTCGATTGCCTTAGATGTTGCAGACACTCGGCGATTCAAGTGAAAACGAAGAAAATCATTCTTCGTCATTGGCTTGTGTTTTGCTTCACGACACATTTGTCGCATCGGCTCAATTTTGGCGGAGATTCCAAGATTCGGATTCGCTTTTATCCAGACGCTTTCATCGTCCCAAGCGTCATCTTTGTCGAGCATGTAAAGCATCGCAAAAAGCTCTTCATCTTCGACAATTCCATCGAGAACTTTTTGCGCGTAATCTAGCTCTTCTTGCCAGATGATACTGTTATCGTCTCCTTCTGTTGTGATGATCGCAAACAACGGTTGCCGGCGAGCACCTGAACCCGTTGTCATCGTGCCGTAAAACTTGCGATGTCGTTCTAGCCATTCGTGCATTTCGTCAAAAAATACAGTGTGCGGATTAAGACCAGAAAAGGGCTTGTCTGCTCCAAGGGGCTTGATGTAGCTATTGTTGATTGCGTAAGAAATCAAGTTAGTAATACTCTTCGAATGCTTGCAAAGACCAGGGCTCTTGTCTCGCATTAAAACGCATTCATTGAAAACCATCTTCGCTTGATCAATCTTCGTTGCCGTGGTCAAGATTTGAGCACCAGGCTCACCGTCTGCGATCGCCATGTAATGGGCTAAGCCGGCAAACTCCGTCGACTTGCCGTTTTTTCGAGCTACTAATTTGATGTACTTGCGAAATTTTCGTGTCCCATCGAGTCGCTTCCAGCCAAAGAGACACCAGTTACAAAATGCTTGCCATGGTTCAAGTTCAAATGGCCGGCCTGCCCACTCGCCCACTGAATGCTTGATGATTCGTGGAAAAAAATCGCATGCTTTTTTTGCTGATTGTGGGTCGAAGTAATAGGGAAATGATTCAGTATCTTGCCGTGAAAGATCGCTAAGATGCCTATTGATCGCTAGCTTGATGTACTTGCCAGTTGGCATTTCACCGCTTGTGACAGCGTCGATATAGTATTCAACTTTATCTTGAGCTGTTGTTTGGGTGATCATCTTGTTATCCGCATGCCAAGAACTTTTTCAAGTCGTCCTCCTCTTCACTGCCTCCGCCTAATTGTATTCGCTTTCGATCAGCTGGAGATAATCCAACCACCGCAGAAATTTGCAAAATCTTTTGCGAACACTGGTTAAAAGCCTGCCGAATGTCGGCATCTGCTGGATCGAGTAAGAAGCTTCTATTTAGTTTTCGCATGGCACAAATGTAAGCAGAAAGGATCTGCAAGAGAGCGGAATCAGCTTTCTTCATTGTCTCTGTTGGAAGCGAAGAGACAATGTCGTCCCAAACTTTTTGTTGTTCGACCGTTAATCCTTTTGGCTTAACTGGACCACCTTTTGTGTCGACTAGGTCTTTGCCGTCTTTGATTGCTCGATTGCTTTTGTTTCTTGCTCCACCGCTTCTACCTGGTCTACCTGCCATTATCTACCCTCTCGCTCTCGTACAGCGTGATGTCGATCGCATAAATTCATTACATTGTTTCGGTCTAGTCTTAGTTCTGGAGCGTCGATTATCTTCTGAATGTGATGTCTTCCATCTCCAGGGTTAACTATACCCTCTTCTAAGCAATCTGGACAAAGAGGATCTTCTTTTGCAATCGTCTGCGAAAGCTTCCGCCAGTCGTGCCCATAGCCACGCTCTTTCGTGGTCTTTCCGTGTCCAGATCTTTTGCCGCGGCTACACTTCTGGCATCGCTCGTTTCTGGGATGTACATTACCGCAGCTGCAAAGAGTGTTTGCCGTCACAGTACCGCAGTGTCCTTTACTAAGATGATTCCATCGGCTGGAGATGCCTTGTAGTATTGGCTCGACTCGTCGGCGATGTCGTTTACAAGAGACCAAACAAGCGATCTCTCTTTACTTGTCGACGCAACGTTCGGTTTCCAATAAAACTGATTATTGTCAGTTCCTATTACGCTAACCGTCTGCTCTTGGAGAGATGTTGCACCAGGCACACTAACCAAAAACTTGAGTCCAGTGTAAACCGTCAAATTGACTGGATCGTCGTTTTCGTCGAGGATTGTTACCAGTATCCAGCCCTGCGTTCCCTTACGAATCGTGATTGTGTTCGCTTCGATCATTGCATCTTGGCGAGCGAATGCCGGCGTGATATTGATTGTCTGTTCAAGACTAGCATCATCCACCAAATAACTACCAGCTACGTCTGACTCGATATACAGATCGCCTCCATAAGCTATTGGTGTTCCAGATTGGCAGACGCGAACCTTGAACCAACCATTTATTGCGTCATCCACAACGGCTGTAAATCGTCCCGCTCTGTCTTCGTCTTCGGTTAGAGTGTCACCGCTGCCGCCGCCATTTTCGATTTCGCCTGTGGTGGGGTTGACCAACTCAATGGTCAATGACGTCTCATCGCGCAAATCGTCATTGATTAAGATGATTGTTTTGTTTGCCATGACGATCAATCGCTCCCGTCATCAATGTACGCTTCTGCCCGTGTCCCGTCCTGTAATAGTGCTCCCGCTCTCTCATCGGTTACCATGCCGAATGAACGCAAATAACCTACAGCTTGCCGCATCTCAACTGAGTCGAGTTCGATTCTCCAATCATTGGATTTATAGGCCAACAGCATTTGTGAAATAGCCTGCACGTTCGGATCATCGGACGAAAATAATTGAGCTAATTCCGTCGATGTTATTCGATTTAAGAATGCGTTAGCTTCAATTGTTCTGGGATCGAAGTTTACTTGCGTGATGAGTTCTGCGATTCTTGCATAGGCTAATTCAAGTTTTATCAAAAGATCGTCACGTTGGGCAATCACCCCAGCTGAAAATTCAGATTTGAATGAGAGAAACGCGGGGTCGGATGTACCCGCTAGCGGTTCGGGGTCACCTTCAATAACTCTCCCTTCTACTTCCAATAAATACCGAATAGATGCTCCGGCAATGCTTCCATCGGAATTTAGCCTCAACAGCACTTCGTAAGGTGTTTTTGTCATTATGCTACCACAACTTTCCAATCTGTTCCGTTTGAGTAAACAACAGCACGATTAGCCCCACTACCGGCAACCGTTGAACCGTTCGTTGTTATGCTTGAATCTGTTACCTGGGCCAGCCTACCGGCATTAGCTGAAGCCGAAGGTAAGGTAGTTACAGTATACGTACCAAGAGCCACTAAACCGTTAACCGTTAAGTTTGTAAGGAACGTAGCTTCTGTTGCCGTAAGTGTTAACCTATTCGATAAGCCAGTTTGCAGGCTTAATTGAGTTAACCCACTAAGCCTTAGCCCAGGTGCGCCGTCGGTGCGGAAATCAATTCGGTTATTGCCGTTTGATGAATGGTTGATATAGGTTGCCGCGCCCACAACCGAAATTGGTTTTACAAACTGGCTTTCGGAACCTATCGAAATTGCGGCTGTATTTGGGTTGCCGGACGAAATCAACAAAGTTGTATCGTAATTACCTGCATAACCGGCCTGAATTCGCCCAGTCGTGCCCGATACGCTATTGACGAAGTTTAGCCCGTCTGTCGTGACATTTGAGGATGTTTGAGTGATATTTCGGCAAGAGAGGTTGCCACTGGACG